AGTTAAAGTCTTAACAGTTTCTGTACCTGCTGCTGATCTAATAATTACGATTAAGTCTGAGTCTGCAAATATTTTATACCCATATGCAAATTGGGTTGTACTCCCATTACCAGAGTAGGAATTCTTTACTGTAGTTGAAGATACTGTCATATTACTATTCCTATATTACTTTTCTCTTACTAATTCAAGATAACTTAATGCTTGTTGAGCAAAATTTATCATAAGTTTATAATAGTCATCTATTAACTCTCTTTTTTCATTTGGTGTTGGTATATCACCATTTGGAAACTCTTTTAAGTTATATGTGTCTCTTATCATTTTATCTAGCTTTCTTATTGATTCTCTATAATCTAATAATTTTTCTTCGTCTACATTTAATGTTTCTTTTAATCTTTGATATTCCTCAAAGTCTCCTGCTTTTTTAGCAAAATCCATACCATTAAGTATTTTATCAACTTTACCATATTCTTCAAAAAATTTAACTATAGATTGAGCTGAGTATCCAGGAACATCTCTTATATCAAATGCTCTTACAACAGGTATTTTAGATAATGTATCTGTGGGTTTTATGGGGTCATCTATAATTTTACCTTTAATTATAGCGTAGTCTAAAGTATCTATAACATACCTACCTATTCCACCTGTCCAAGATCTAAATACATTTTCTGCATGAATAGGATTTGTTGCAAGAAAACTGTCATCTCCTACTAATCCATTAATTGTTTTAGATATTAGTTTAAATGTTTCAGATGTATATTCAGTATAATAAAATTTATTAGGTAAATTTTTATCTAATGATTTTGGAACTACTGGTGCGTCTCTAAAAAAACTATAATTCATAGCATTTTCTGCAAGTGGTCTTACAACAGTAGGAATAGGATAAAAACCTTTAGCATTATTAAAGAAAAAATCTTTTGCAAATTTACCAAATTCTTGAGGTTCATTTGTTCTTACCCAATCTAAAGTTTTTTCAATAACAGATGAAACTAATGTGCCTACTTCAAAAGGTTTTGGAAACCTGTATGGCTTATCATTTATTTTAAAATAATAATAATTTTGTTTAATCCAATCTGGCTTCTCTTTATAATCTTTATCATCATAGTTTAACATATAAAAACCTACTGTAGGTATCGCAACATAAGCACCAACCATAGCTGTAGTTCTTCCAGGTTGATCTCTAAATGCTTCATACAATCTTGTTAAACCTTGAACCCTTGCGTTCCAGAATGGAACAAGTCTATTTATGTTTTGACCTAATGATCCTCGTTTAGCATAATCTAAAAGATTTCTTGATTCAAAACCTCCTCTTTCAAGAGCTTGTTTTTCTGTTAAACCTTTTTCAATAGCTTTTTTGTAAGTTTTTTCAAATATTCTAAATCTTGTCATCTCCTCTGATAATTGAGTTAATGCTCTAAATGGTGCTAACATTCCTCTATTAGAATTTCTTACTGGACCTTTAGCAAGAATATCATAAACCTTACCATCAAATATATTTGGTTTATCAACAGCTAATAATGTTGATTGCATACCACCAGATTTTACATATTTTTTATACATCTCCATAGTTTTTTTATTATTACCTTTTGTAATAATATTAAATGCACCAATAATTGAATCTTGTATTGGAACAAATCCAACTTTATTTAAAAAACTTGCTTGCATAGTATCTCTAAAAAAGTTTGGTACAGCAAAGTCTGGTATTAATATTGCTCCAGCTCTTAGTGTTCTTGCAGGAGCTCCAAGATAGTTCATTAACATATTAGATCCCTGTTGATCTAAAGTTTTAAAAGCATTAACTAAATCTTTTCCAACATCCCAAGTTTCTAATTTACCATCTCTTCTAAAAGTAAGTAATTCTTCTTTAGGTCTGTTTGTTGTTTTAGGATTTACTTTATTCATAAACTCAAAAGTAGTAGCATCTTTAGCTTTTGATTTTGCAACCATATCAATAAAATTTAATTTTACTTGATTTCTTTCAGCAGCATTTACTATTGTATTTGTATTTTTAACCATTTGCTCTAATGGAGGGAATCTTTTTAAATCAGCACCTTTTATTTCTTTAAAAGTATTTACAGTTCCTTCTGAAGCTATTGGTTTACCATCTTTACCAATTAACTCTGCTGCAAAAGTTACATAATTTTTATTTGCTTCTGTCATTGCAGTAAAGGCTTCTGAAGAAATTAAACCACCATCTCTTGCATACTCTAAAACTTCTTTTTGATATTTGTCAGTTTGTTTTGCTGTTTGTTCAAATTTAGATTTATTTTGATTTACAAATTGTTTTGCTGTTTCAATATTAAAACCTGTTTCTATTTTTCTTTCAGCTAATTCTAATGCTCTTCTATTCATTAAATAAGTTTCAAATAATTGTGTTTCAGTTTTACCTTTTTTAATTATATCTTTAGTAACTTCTTTTAAACCTAAACCTTTATCTGCTGTAGTTTTAAAATTTATAGTATTATATTCAATAAAGTGTGCAGCTCTATTTGGCATACCTTCCATAATTCTTGCTTGTTCATATAAATTTAATTTTTCAATACCAGTTTTAGTATTAATTTTTGCTTCTCTCATTGCTTCTAAAATTGGATATTTGTTATCTATACCTTCTATAATTGCTTTTCTTTTAACTTTTGATCCTATTTCTTTTAATTCTTTTAAAGTAGGTACTTCCACTTTTTTTTCAAAAACAATATTTTCTGCAGCTTTGTTTGCTAAATCATTTTTAAATAATTGTTCTGGTTGTACTTTTTGTTCTACTTTTGACAAAGCTGTAGCCTTAAATAATGCTGGAGTTTTTCTATCTAACAATTTATCATAAGATCTCACATAACTTCTTGATGAGACATCTTCTAATATTGTTTTATCAAGTATAGAATCTTTGAATACTTGATTAGGTTTTTTACCTGTATCTATAAAAATTTGTTTAGTTCTATTCTCCATAACTTTTTTAGGTTGTACTGCACCTAAAGCACCAAACATAACTGCAGAATAACTAAATTCTTTTAATGTTGGTAATTGTCCATTTAATACAGCACCTACACCTTCAAATGCTGTAAGCTGTGATGCAACTCTTGTTAAGTATCTGTCTGCAAGTTTACCAACAAAAGGCAATTTTAATTGTGGAGCAATAGCAGCAGTTGCAAATATTGTTCCTTGTTTAGCACCTTCAACAATACCTTCTTGTAAAAAATTTTTTAATATTTCAACTGGTTGTCCATAAGATTGTTGTTCTAATCCTTTAAGTATTGTAGCTCTTGCAGCACCTGGAATAGCACCTGCAGTAAATGCACCTCCTATTGGACCACCAACTGCTTTTCCAGGAATATAACTTAAACCATATATAGGAAGTTCTGCACCAAGTGTTAAACCTCTTTCTAATAAACCTTCAAACCAAGTATAATCTTCTGGATCTTCTTGTGTAAATGCTTCTGATAAACCTTGTTCTGTAGCCAATCTATATGTCATGTCATATAGTGTTTTACCCCAACCTCTTTTTAATATTTCATCTCCATCAAACTCTTTACCTACTACTAATTCTTTTAAAGATGGAGCATCAGCTTGATCTATTTTTGATTGATATAACAGTTCATCATCTGGTGATATAGATTCTTGTGTGTAGTATTCATTTTCTAATTGTGCTTTTACAGTATTAAAATAATCTTTGTTGGCATTATTGTTTGCAGAAACTACACCAAATTCTTCTGCTACTTCTGCATTACTAAATCCAGCAGAATTTAATTCTAATATTTTTTCTTTTTTCCAATCAGCTATTTCTTTTTGAGAAAAACCAGCTTCATTGTACTGTATTTCTTTTTCTGCAAGGCTAGTCATTATGGAGAAGCATCCTTTATATCAATACCACCACTTATTCTAATTTCATATTCTTTTATAGTTTCCCCTTCTAATCTTGGAATTGCATTTGTAATATTATTTTCTTTACCCATTTCAATAATAATATTTCCTAAATCTGAGGTTTTAGGTAAATAATTTTTTATATCTTTAGCGATATAATTTTCAGATGTGTAACTTAATAAATCACTTGGTTGTAAACCTTCAAATAATCCTTTTGTATATCTTGCGTGTAATGTTTGTCTTAACTCACTAGCTTTAGCATTATACTCTTTATCAAAATAATTTAAAAAAGTATTACCTTGAAGTAGTGGTACAAGACCTTCAAAATAATTTAAAAATTGTTTATCTTGTTTTTTTAAAGTATCATTGTTATTTCTAATAATAACATCTGATAAAAATTTAACATCTTTATCATTTATAGTTTTGTCTCCAGCTCTATCTAAAATACTTTTAGCTTCTGTTTCTCCAGCTAATAAAAATTTTATTGAAGTATTTTTTATTTCTCCAGATGCTATTTTATTAATTACATCTGTATTGGTATTATAATTTGTATCAAAACTAAATTTTTTATTAACTATTTTTTCATTTAAACTTACTATTTGATTATCGGTTTCTTCATTTCCAGTTTTAAATTGTTCTAACTCTTCTGTTGTAAAGCCAAGTTTTTCTTTATTTCCATATTTATTCATAAACTCTTTTGATTTATCAATAATACTTTGATTTAATACAGCACTTGTTACGTCTGCTTGTTGTTTAGCAAGTGTACCAAATTCACTTGTTAGTTTTCTTCTTTCATCACCTTGAATTGTAGTAAAATTTTTTACATCAGATAATGCTAAAAATGCACGAGAAGCATTGTCTCTTGCTATTTTTCTAACTTGTGCAACCTCAATTAAATTTGGTAATTTATCTTTATATATTTGTAAATCTGTTTCAGAAATTAAACCATCAGTAACTAAACCTTGATAATCATTAAATACAGATTTTGCTAAAGTTGAAAGATCAAATGCGTTATCACTTTCTACTGCGTTCATAATTTTATTTTCAACTAAAGAATTAACTTGACTAACTCTTGATTTAACCATGTTAGATCTAGTTTGTTTTAAAATATTATTAACGTAAGATGGTTTATTAGATGAAATATTTAACTCAAAATATTTTTGAATATAGTTATTATTTGCTTTTGATTTATATTTATCAACTACTTGTTTGTAGCCTTGATTAAAAAAGTTAACCCCTTGTTCTGGTGTAGATTTTAATTTAGATTGCTCTTTTAATTCTAATAATTCTTGATTAGCATTTGCTATTAATTCTCCACCTTCTACCTTGTTAGATATTTCTTTTTCTTTAACATAAAATTGAGTTATTGCGTTTGCTGCAGGTAATAAAGCTCCAGCTAAACTGCTTTTAGGTGAAATTTGTATATTACTTTTTACAGCTCCAACTTCAGCAGTAGGTGCAATTTGAGATGTAAATGTAGGTATTTTTGGCATTATTGATTCCTTGATCTGTTAGAAGATTTAGATCTTACTCTTAAATTACTTCTACTATTGTTTCTAGGGTTTCTATCTTTATGATCTATATCT